AGCCAGGTTCTAGGTTATACTTGTGGTCCAGCAGGATTGCAGGTACCTAGACCTGGNTTTTATATTGTAAGACCTGTCATNAACCTTATGGGGATGGGCAGGCACTCACGTATTGAATACATTGAAATAGATACTGAACACCTACATCCTGGAGAGTTCTGGTGTGAGATCTTTGAAGGAGATCATATCTCTGTAGACTATGAGTATCATTTTGACAGGACAGGATGTTATCCTGAGTATGCTGAAGATCACTCTGTAGACTACCATGTAAAGAGACAGAGACTAGCTGTACAAGGTTATAAGGATGATCCATACTCCCATAGGTTTACAAGGTGGGAGAAAGTGGATACACAGATACCTTACCCTCAGATCCTTACTACAAAGGGACTATTCTGGTATGGATGGATCAACTGTGAGTTTATAGGTGGTAAACTCATTGAGGTACACTTCAGGAGAAACCCTGATTTTAGATGGGGAAATAATGTAGCTATACCAGTCTGGGAGGGAGATGAGATCAATCCACCAGATGGTTTTACATACATAGAACAGGAAGACCACGATAGACTGGGTTACTATATTGATAGGTGATAGCAACCACCTCAAAAAAGTTCTGATGTAAAAATCAGACAAGGACCCATGGACGAAAAACTTACTCTCAACGAGTTTGGAAGCACAAAAAATCAAAAAATGCTTAGAGAGATCAATAATGATGGTCTCACACATAAGAAGCATGACTTTGTAGTTCAGAAAGAATTACATGAAAGAATCCGTAATGAAGAGGATTATGATGACTGGGATTATGGAATAGAACCCATTACACTAAATGAGTTTTAGCCTACTAAATAAACCAGAATTGTTGTAAGTGTAATTAGTGCCTGTAAGAAGGATTAGTCAAGGATTTAAGGACATCAGTGCCACCTTTCAGATTAACCCTCTGAACAATGACCTGATTGCTATTCGTAATGCAAATGCTATTTCACGATCTGTTCGTAATTTAGTGTTCACTATACCAGGCGAGAAACCATTTCAACCAGATATAGGTTCTAATGTATCTCGTCTTTTGTTTGAAAATATGGATGAGCTTACTGCTGATTCCATTAAAGGTGAAATTGAAAATACTATCAACGCTTATGAACCAAGGGTTGAACTTAATGAAGTAAATGTTAATCCAATGTATGATGACAATGCATTTGATGTGACTATTAGATATTACATTATTGGTATTGATGTTCCTGAACAACAATTAGAATTTGTATTACAGCTCACTAGATAAATGCCTCTAGTTAATTTTAGCAATCTAAACTTTGATCAGATAAAAACGTCCATCAAGGATTATCTGAAGGCGAATTCAAACTTCACTGACTATGATTTTGAAGGGTCTAACCTTTCAACTATCATTGACACGCTTGCATTCAACACCTACATTACCTCTTACAATGCCAACATGGCAACTAATGAGGTATTCATTGATGGTGCTACCCTAAGAGAGAATATTGTATCCTTAGCTAGGAACATAGGGTATGTACCTAGATCAAGAAAATCTTCCACAGTTAATGTATCTTTCAATGTAGATGTAAGTTCTACTTCAGCTGTATCTGTTACTCTTAAAGCTGGATCAGTTCTTACCTCTAGACAAACAGGTAATAATGAAGGAACTAACTTCATCTTCTCTATTGTGGATGAAAATCACTGTTCCTGTTGATTCTAATGGTAATGCATTCTTCAATAATATTGACGTATATGAGGGAACTTACATTGAACAAGATTTTACTGTTGATGTAAACTACCCAAATCAAGAATTTATACTGGATAATGCTGGAATTGATACTTCACTTATCTCAGTATATGTAAAAGCAACTAAAGATGACACTGTAAAAGAAAAATATACTCTCTTTGATAGTCTTTTTACAGTAGGACCAACCTCTAGAGTGTACTTTATCCAAGAAAAAGATGGAGAAAGGTATGAATTGCTCTTTGGGGATGGAGTCTTTGGTAAGGCATTAGAAAATAACAACTATATTAATGCCAGATACATCACTGGATCTGGTGATATTACTAATAGTATCTCTGCGTTCGCCTTTATTGGGGTTCTTAGGGATAATAATGGTGCTGCCATCACTACTGGCATCTCTCCAATCACTACCAATATCCCCTCTTATGGGGGTCAGGAGATAGAAACTGTAGAATCTGTTAAGAAATATGCTCCTCTGATCTATGCATCACAAAATAGAGCAGTAACTTCTGCTGATTATGAAGCCATAGTTCCTCAGATCTATCCTGAAACTGAATCTGTATCTGCATTTGGTGGGGAAGATTTGAATCCCCCATCTTATGGTAAAGTATTTGTAAGTGTTAAACCCTTTAATGGTGTATTTTTATCAAGTGATATTAAGCAAAATATCAAACAAGCTCTTAAACAATACAGTGTAGCTGGTATTGTTCCTGAGATTGTTGACCTTAAGTACTTGTATGTGGAAACACAGAGTGATGTTTACTACAATACCAACCTTACATCTGGACCCACAGCTATCAAGGATGTGGTTTTGAAGAATATCTATAGGTATTCTGATTCAATTGAGTTGAATAAGTTTGGCGCTAGATTCAAATACAGTAAATATCAAAAAATTATTGATGATAGTAATGAAGCTATCACTTCAAACATTACCACAGTTGATATGAGAAGGGATATGGAAGCCCTGTTAAATACTTTTGCTGAGTATGAACTTTGTTTTGGTAATAGGTTCTATGTTAAGAACCATGGTCACTCTGCAGTAAATAATGGTACAGTGATTGGTTATAATATTAAATCCTCTGGATTTACTGTGGCTGGTATTAGTGGTACAGTTTATCTTGGCGATATGGCAAATCCTGGATTAAGAAATGGAACTGTATTCTTATTCAAACTGATTTCTCCTGAAGAACCAGTAATTGTAAGAAGAAACATTGGGTCAATTGATTACCTAAAGGGTGAAATCAAATTAAACCCAATCAACATAATTTCTACCAGGGTAAATACTGGTACACCGTTAGTTGAAGTTTCAGCATCCCCTTATTCTAATGATGTTATTGGTTTACAAGACCTTTACATTCAATTAGATATATCCACTTCTTCTGTAACTGTTCTTGAAGACAACATTGCTTCAAATAATGATTTATCTGGAAGTAATTACATTGTTAGTTCCAGTTACTCAAATGGATCTTTGGTAAGAGGAACTCCAATTACCACAGTTGATTCTACTACATCTATCAACACCACCACCAGAACAGTACAGCCTACAAGCACTTCAACTGGATCAATTGTCAACCGCCCAAGCTACTAGTAAATAAATGGATTTAGATAGAGTAAAACTACAGGATATCGTAGCTAGCCAACTTCCATCCTATGTGGTTGATGACTTTCCTCTGCTACCAGAGTTTCTAGAACAGTATTATACCTCTCAAGAATTCAAAAGTGGGCCTGTTGATATTCTTAAGAACATTGATCAGTATGTAAAAGTTGATCAATTGTATGATTTGCAGAATTCTACTGTACTTGGTGAAGATTTAGATTATACTTCTGGCACTATACACGTTAGTTCAGAGGCTGGAACCTGGGGATTTGTAGATAGAGATGGTCTCATCAAGATAAAATGAGGAGATTATCTACTACGAGAGTAAGACAAATAANACATTTGAGAATTGTTCAAGGGGATTTAGTGGAATTACCACTTATCAGAGCCCTCTAGAACCAGACAAAACTGGAATTTTCCCGTAGTTTGATCTCTGATCATAAAAAGGGAGCTAAAATTTCCAATTTAAACATACTTTTTCTTCAACAATTCTTCAAAAGACTCAAAGGACAGGTAGTTCCTGGGTTTGAAGAGAGGACTTTGTTCCCTGGATTGGATGAAAGGAACTTTATTTTTAATGCAGATAGTTTTTACACCTCTAAAGGGAGTGAAGAAAGCCAAAAAATCCTNTTCAGAGCCCTCTATGGGGAGAATGTAGAGGTTATTAAGCCTAGCGAGTACCTGATTAGGCCTTCAAACGCTGATTACAAGGTTACACAGGATTATATTGTAGAGAAAGTACAAGGTAATCCTCTTGAATTGATGAATAGAACTCTTTATCAGGAGTCTACGAGAGCTAGAGGTACTGTAACTAACGTACAACAGATTCAATATGGCAATTTTAACTACTATCAGGTTAGTATTGACTATGGATACTCACGAGATATCAATGTAAGAGGTTCTATTTTTGGAACTTTTAAGCCAAATCCCAAATCTAAGGTTTTAAACACTGTTGCCATTGGCCAAACTTACATTGATGTTGATTCAACCATCAGTTTTCCCAAATTTGGGGAGATGATTACTGCTGACATAGATGGAAATAATGTAGCAATTGCTTATAGTGGCAAAACTTCTAACCAATTCTTCAATGTTACAGGTGTAACAGGTAAAATTCCCCTTACTCAGGATATTGAACTCTCTCCATTCTCTTATGCTTACACTGATATTACTCAAAGGGATCAAATTCAGGTTAGAATAGCATCTTCTCTCAAAGATTTACAACTTGATGAGCAAACAAATTACTTTAGATCAGGTGATACAGTACTTTTGAAGTCTTTAGGACTTGAAGCTGAAGGTAAAAAGGCAAATCAGTGGGTTTTGAACGTAAAAACTCGTTTTGGTATTAAAGAAATCACTGTTTCAGACCTTACAAACAGAGTTTATAACATAAGTTTTACTAATATTCAATTTTTTGAGGTTGGATACAAAGTTTCACTGATAAACGAAGACAGAACTATCACTATTAAGGGTACTGTTAACAGTGTAACCAGTAAAAACGCTATCACTGTTAAATTTGATGAAGTAGTTAACCTTTCAATCACTGGTTATTCCTTAGAAAATGATACTTTAACAGGAGATTCTACAAAATATCCCCAAATCAATAATTTTATTGCTAACGTTCAAAATACGTATTCTAAATTCAATGGTGATGTATTAGTTGCTTCTAACTCAATTCCAAAATATAATAATACTATAACTAATCCTTATGATAAGAAAATCACCTTTAGCCAAAGTGTAAGTGTTGGATTANCAACTGATATTATTCAATTTCCTACTAATAATACAAACCTACCTGATCATGGTTTCTACACTGGTGATTCTGTTTTTTACACCCCAGGAAGTAGTGGATTTGTAGGTTTAGATACTGGTGCATATTTTATAAAAAGGCTTAATCCTTCAGATGTTAAACTGGCTAGGAGTAAAGCTGACCTTTTTAAGGATACTTATGTATCATTAGAGGGAACAGCCACTGATTGTCGTGTTTCCTACAATGAGTATGCTGGAAAGATTGTTACTCCTCAAGGACTTTACAGAGAAATCCTTCCTCCTGATACTGAGAGTGGTACATATCATACTCCTGCTGGATTTACAGGTGTTTTAATCAATGGAGTAGAAGTATTAAATTATAAATCTGAAAATAGTGTATATTATGGTAATATTAAAAATATCAATATTACAAAAGGTGGATTTGACTATGATATCATAAATCCTCCTATTTTGAGAATAAGAGATGAGGTAGGAGTTGGTGCAACAGGCAAATGTAATGTACTTGGTAGTTTAAAACAAATACAAATTATTGATCCTGGTTTAGGTTACAAAAAACCCCCACTTATTAGGATATCAGGTGGTAATGGAGTAGGAGCACAAGCTGAGGCTAAGTTAATTCCTATTACTTACTCTTTGGCTTTTAATGCTGAGGCTTCTTTCAATCAAGTTGATCTTACTAACAACCAAATTGCTTTCTCTACCTTTTCTAAACTTGATGATGGTGATCAATTAATTTATCAACCAGGAAATCCTGGTGTAATAGCAGGACTTAATACCGATCAACGTTATTATGCCTTTGTTGTAACAGATAGTGCGATTACATTACACTTGAATTTAAATGATGCCTATGCAGGTATTAATACAGTTAATCTTACTGGATATGGTAATGGTATTCAGTACTTTACTTGTGTTGAAAAGAAAAACATTGTAAGTCAGATAATTGTTACCGACCCTGGAACAGGTTATGAGAACAAAGAGAGAACTCTTTCTTCTATTGGTATTCAAACCTCCCTCAATAGAGTTAATATTATAAATCACGGGTATGAAACTCAAGAAATTGTAAGATATTACGAACCAGCTTCTGGAGTTGGGGTAGGTGGATTAAAGAATAATCAAGATTACTATGTTCATAAGATAGATGATAACTCATTTGAACTTTCTGAATCCTTTACTAAGTTAGAAGATCAAATTTACCTTAATTTTACTTCTGTAGGAGGAGGTAGTTTTAATTATCCTCCAATTGAAGTAAAAATTGAGGGACAACCTTCTTATTTTGATAAAACCTTTGTTACAGACTTCACTACTCTATACATTATTGAATCACCAATTGAAGAAAACATTGAAACACCAACGAACGTTCTGGCTTGGACCCAAACTGAGGCTTTAATCGCTAATAATGCAGGAGTAGAAGGGGAATTCTATGTAAAGGTAAATGGAACATCAAATTGGTTGATTAGTGATAAACCATTTATTGGAAATCAGAGAAATTATGATGCAATCGTTCAACCCATCTTTCGTGGGTCTCTTTCATCAGTTGATTTAACTGAAGGAGGAGTTGGTTACGGTGCATCAGAGATTATTGATTTTAATAGACAACCTGATTTGCTTTTTGAGAGTGGTAAAAACGCAAGAATCACTCCAATTATCAATAATGGTCAAATATCAGATATTATCATTAATTCAGGTGGTGAAGGATACAATGCTATTCCAAATTTGAAGATTATTAGTGAAACTGGTAATTTTGCTATTTTAACACCTCAAATTGACAAAGGCCAATTGGTTAATATTGTCATCAATAGTGGGGGTAAAGGATATGTTGCTAATAAAACATTTATTGAGGTAATTGCAGCTGGTTCAGCTGCCAGAGCGAATTGTGACATCCATTCCTGGAACGTTAATCTCTTTACAAGAACTTTTAACAACATTTTAAATGATGATGGAATTATTTCAGAGAACATAAAAGATAATTCTCTAGAATATTCCCATCTTTATGGTGCAAGACCCCTTAGAGAGAATGTTGATGCTCTTGACGGGTTTAATGAAGATAATATCAAGTATGGTACTCCTGATTTAATCAAAGTCGATAAAAAGGAAGTAGATAGTCAATATCACTCTCCAATTCTTGGTTGGGCTTATGATGGAAACCCAATTTATGGTCCATATGGTTTTGAGAACATTGATGGTACTGGTTCTATCATCAAAATGACCTCTGGTTATGTATTATCTCCTAATACCACTAATAGACCTTCTTTCAATGCATTTGAAAGTGGATTCTTTGTTAATGATTGGAAATATGTTGGAAATTCAACTCTAGATAATCATAATGGAAGATTTTGCGTAACTCCTGATTATCCAGAAGGAATTTACGCGTATTTCACCACTATCGATAATGTAGTTGATTCTTCTGGTCCTTTCAAGAACTACTTCCAACCAGTATTCCCATATTTCGTAGGAAATACCTTTAAAAACAAGCCAAATCCCTTTAATTTCAAATCTGGAAGCAATCAAGTAGATTATGATATACAAAGTGATAATTGGTTCAGAAATTCCACATTTTTATTCACAAATGGAGGAACTAGTCAATATGATTATATTTTCAACTCTAATACTCTAATTCAACAAGGATATGATGTTACAGCAACCTCAACTGGTACTGTAGACAGTATTGTAGTAGAAAACCCTGGAACCAACTATCAAGTATTGGATAGAGTGAGTTTTGACACCACTCAATCAGATGGATCTGGTTTAGATGTAAGAGTTGCCTCTGTTACTGGTAAACCCATTCAAACTATCAGTGTTGCTACTACAACCTTCACTGATGTTGAGTTCAAACCCTATAACAACAATACTTCCTTTGTTGGATACACTACTTATCCTCACGACCTTCTGAATAAGGAAAAAATCATTGTAAATGGATTAACAGATTACTTTGATGGTTTTAATGGAGCATATCAAGTAGGAGTTTCTTCTGAAGCTCTTAATCTCACTCTGGGTATCTCTTCTGTTGCTTCAAGTGGTATTGTTACTTATTTCTACGTTTCAGGAAGGGTATCGAGAGATTTCGTTAGAGAAAATGATATTCTCTCCATTGAGGGTGAAAAAGTTAAGGTTCTCAACGTTGATCCAAATGCTAGAAGATTAAGAGTACTCAGAAACCAAGAAAATACAGTTGGTGCCTCACATTCCTCAGGTGCACTGATTTTAACAGATCCAAGATCGTTTGAAATTAATGTTGGTTCAATAAAAACCACTAAAACGTTTATTACCAATAGAGAGTACTATTTTGATGCAGTTGAAACAATTGGAGTTGGTACAGTTGCTGGTATTGGTGAAACTATCGTATTTTCCAATCCTGGACTTGGCGTAACTCAAATATTCTTACAACCCCAACAAATCTTCCTTCCTGACCACGGATTGAAGTTAAATGATAAGTTAGTGTTCTCTCTCAATGATGGGAATGGGCCTGGTGCTCAAGTATGGAATGGTCAAGACAATTCTGCTTACTTTAACCTGACTGATGTAGGTGTTTCTAGTTCTCTTTATGCTGTTCCCTTCACCCAGAATATAATTGGTATTGCAAGTTGGAAACAGGGTATCAATACAATATCTGGTATCTACACAGGTATAAATGATACTCCTGGATTACTCTACTTCAATACATCGGGAGCAGGAACTACTCAATCCCTTACTACTGATCTTGAGAATGTAATAACTGCTAGAGTAGATAAAAATGTAGTAACAGTTGGATTAGGACAAAGTCATGCATTAAGAGAGAATGATCAATTTAAGATCACTATCAACCCTTTTAACATATTGGATGTTGATGTAAGATTTAATGAGTACAACCGTAGGATGGTATTTAATCCTCAGGGATTCTCAAGCGTTGGGGTTGATACTTCTGCGAACGTCATCAATATGAATGATCACGGTTATGTTAAGGGTGAAAAGGTATTATATGAAGCTGATGTAGCTATCAGTGGATTGGCCAATCAGATGATGTACTATATTGTTCCTTATACTGATGAGGCAATCCAATTAGTAGAAAATAAGGAAGATGCTTATGCTCAGGAACCTACCTTTATAGAGTTAAACACTCAAGCTCCTGGTGTTCTTTATAGAATTAATCCTCCTATCAAAGTACAAAAAAATCAAACTGTTAGATTTGATCTCTCTAGTCCAACTCTCTCTTTCCTTAACGGTTCTCAGAGATATGCTGGATTCTCTATGGGAATTTACAGTGATAGTGAATATACAAATAACTTCTACACTACTGGCACTCAATCTGAATTTGAAGTAACCACAAATGGAACAGTGGGTGTAAGTACAGATGCATATCTACAGGTATATGTAAGTGATCAACTTCCATCAATACTTTATTATAATTTTGAAAATGATAATTTGAATATACTGCCTGAAGCTATGGCAGAGAAAGTAATTGATGATGATGTTATTGATTACACCCAAATTGATCTTGTACCTAATGTTTATAGTGGCCAACACACTGTTACTGGTGTAGGCACTCTAGGATTTGAATACAATGTAAGTATTGCATCCAGTATTCTCTCTTATAATACTTTCAATGCCTCAATGGAATATGATACCACTTCGAGGTTTGAGAAGGGTGGTGTAAGTTCCCTCAGATTCTTAAACAAAGGTGGTGGCTATAAATCTATTCCTGGATTCAGTTCAATTGTAAGTGTGGAAGGTACAGGTGCCCTTCTAGTTCCTTCTTCAGATACGATTGGTGAAATTCTGAATTGGAAGGCAAATAACATTGGATTTGATTATCCAACTGATACTACAATGAGGGGGGTGGCTAATCTCCCAGAAATCCTCACTGTAACCCCTCTCTTATCTTTTGATAGAGTAGGAATATCCTCTGGTGGTGTTAATTATATCTTTGCTCCAGATTTGATTGTAAAGGATGGTTTTACTGATGATGTAATTACTGATGTTGAGTTAGCTTATGAACTAGGTGATACCCAAGTAACTATTATTACAAACACCCAATCTCTTTATGATGTTCCNCCTCAAATCATTCCTACCCAAAATAGCAATGGTTATGACATCGCAGGAGTATCCTATGATAACTCAACTAAGGTTGTAAGATTAACACTTGATAAGCAATTCAGTTTTGGTGAGTACTTCCCATTTATTGTGGGACAAAGGATTATTGTTGAGAATATCAACATTGGTGTTAATACTACTGGTAAAGGATATAATAGCCAAGATTATGATTATGAGTTATTCCCCATTGTAAATGTAGATGCTCAATTTGGAGGAGCTGGTGCTTTTGTTGAGTATGATCTAACTGAACTTCTTAAAACCAATGAACAAGCTGGTATTGTAAGTAGTTTTACAGCCGCAACCGTTACACCTGAATCATTCTTCCCAATTTTTGAATCCACGTTAAAGATTAGTGACTTTGTAGTTGGTGAGGAAGTTTTAAATGATGAAAAGCCTGGAACTGTTGAAAGATGGGATCCAATTGGTAAATTGTTGTATGTTTCTACTGAATATGATTTCCAAGTAGGATCTGCTCTTACATCTTCTACATCTAACATCAAATCTATCATTCAATCTAAGATTGAATATGATGCTGAAATCCTCACTGGTGCAGGTGCTACCTTCATTGAAGGATGGCAAACAGATTCTGGTAAGTTGAATAATAACTTACAGGTTCTTCCCAATAATGAATATTATCAAAACTTCTCATATTCTCTGAAATCTAGAGTTCCTTATCAAACTTGGAATGATCCAGTTTCTACTCTTAACCATACAGCAGGTTTTGATTTATTCTCTGATTTGGTTGTAGAAACAACAGCAAAAACTAGATTAGCACCAGCTGCCATTGATGTGGAGCAGGTGGTAGATCTTAAGAGTGAATATAGTATTAATTGTGTTCCTGATTATGATAGAGCAAGTGAAAATACAACTGATGTAAATGGAACACCTGTTTCCTATGAAATAGTATTTGAAAACAGAGTAATTCAAGATTACTTTGAATCTAGAGGAAATAGAGTTCTCTCTATAGATGATATTGGTTATGGATTTGATAGCAATCCTCGTTCTACTCCATACATGCCAATTGGGTACTATGGGGAGAATCAAACCTTTGCGAAAGTATTCACNTTTGCTAGAGATACAAACTTACGTGATAGAACTCAGTTTGCTATTGTTGATGTTCTTCAAGATAGAATTGAGGGTTATACCAACCAATATGCCAGAATTGAGAGTAAGCAAACTCTTGGTTGGTACAATTATGCTGGATTTGGAACAGAGGGGTGGTCACTAGATTTCTATCCTTATGATTTTGAATACAACAATTATCAGGTTTCTTCCTTCTCAATCAATGTTGATGATACCCTTACTGGTATAGGATCAACAGGATTGGGTGATGTTGTACAGATAGCTGGTTTTAGAACTGATATTGGAGCTAATGCCACTCAAACTATTGTATCTTTTGGAACTACCTACAGATCAGCTAAGATCCTCGTTCAGTACCAAGATGCCAATAATAACTTCTATGCAAATGAATTAAACCTCCTGCATGATGATACTGATGTAGTAGAACTCCAGTATGGTGATATTACCAATAATGAGCAACTTTCTGGTCTCAATGGATTTGGTACTTATGTTTCTGAGATTGATGGTTCTGATGTAGTTGTTAAATTTGTATCTGATGTTGGAGTAGCACTTACTTGTACAGGTAACATAGTTGCTATCTCAACTGGAGGAAACACTGGTATCAACTCTGTATCCCTCAGAAGTGCTTCTGTATCTTCTTTCTCCACCATTATTTCTGCTAGTGGTACTCCTACTGAAAATGTAGTTGCATCTTTCTGGAAACCACAAGCGTCTGGATACTTTATTCTGAGTATTGAAGATACAACTAATGATGATTATGAGTTAATAGAAGTTGCAGCTATTGATACAGAATTTAATAGAGATGATGGTATTACTCAGTGGGGTGAAATTATCACTACCGCTGGATTGGGTACAGTAGGACTTACCACTTCAGGAACAGGTGCAAATATAGTCTTTACACCTAACCCCAGTATTGATGTTACTGTTAATACCTTTGGTATTACTCTAGAATCCTATGATAACAATTTGAGACCAGAGAATGTAGAATTGGGCAATAACTCCCTTATCTCTACCACTGGTGAGTATGTTGGTACTGAGTATGATAAGAATACTTCATTTGAGTTGATGCATGATGAAAATCGCATCTTTATGAGATACTTTAATGGAAGCTCTTCCACTTCAGTTAATCTAGATAGTAATTCAATCAATCTCCCCAATCATTACTTTGTTACAGGTGAGAAGGTTGAATATGTTTATACTGATTCTCTAACATCCTCAGATGATGCAATTGGTATTGCAGCCACCACAATTGCTGGGGTAACAACTGATAAGTTACCA